ATCTTTGGTTCTCAACAATCACAAATGGGTAATACAAGTTATGGTTCTGCTATTGTTGGTGGAGCAGCAGGTGTGATAAACGGAGGTGGGGGTGCTATGATTGTTGGTGGATATGGTAATAATGTATCAAATACAAATTGTAGTGGTATTTACTCATCTCGTAGTTGTAATTTAACAAACTCTTATGAAGATATTGGAGCATCTATATTTGGTGCTTGGAACTCATCAATCGGTGCTGGTTCAATAGTATCTACAATTATTGGTGGTGATGGAAACAACATATCAGGAACATCACCTTATTCATCCATTATTGGTGGAACAGGTAATGCGATTACAGGTAATACCCGTGTTACTATGTTAAGTTGTAGTGGTAGAACAGCAACAGCATCAGCAACCACTTATGTAGAAAACTTACACACATTTAGGACACCTTCAACAAGAGTTCAACCAATATCATCAGGAACAACCTTTACTTGTGATTTAGAAAATGGTGGTAAATCACAATTCTACATTACAGGAACAAATACAATTAACATTACAAATGTTAGAGATGGACAATCATTTATGATTAAAACTCAAACTGATGGAAACTATGTAACAACTTGGACTGCTTCAGGATACACATTTGTATTTGAGGGTGGACTTAAAGACCCTGGTAATAATGTTACAGACATCTTTGTATTTGAAGTATTCGGTAGTGTGATTTACGGAAATAGAAGACATAACTATTCATAAGATAAAATAACAAAATATGATAATACTAAACGAAGGAAATAACAATATGAACGCAACCTGTAGCAGAAACAAAATGCTAACAGGTCCTGTTTGCTATTTGTTCAGTTGGAAACATAAATTGTCCCAAGAAGTATGGAGATTTGTACCTTATCAAATCCCTGCTACAGTCAATTATGCACCAGGTTATGACTTGTTTAGTATATCAATCAACCCGAATAGTCCTGAAACAGGATTAACGGGAGCCACATCCACAGGACAAACAAATGTTCACTTAATAGAAGGAGAATATTACATTAAAGTGTGGGAACAATCTGCATCAATGTCGGGGAATACAAATCCAAACCTTGCATATAATGTTGTTTATGAAACCATTGGTAGAGTTAATTACTCTGCATCAACAACCCCTATCAGTTACTCGGGAACTACTGATATTTATAAGATATACGAAGGATAATACCTATGATTAACATTGAAAAACTAAACTTTGGAACAAATACCATTACCTCATTTAGGGAGGTTATCAACAAGAATGAACCATTTGTAAGATTTGGTGTGGATAACTTATTTCCTGAGGAGTTGTATATGTTGTTGGATGCAAGTCCAATTCATAATTCAGCGATTAGAGCCCGTGTTGATAATTCCGTAGGTTCAGGCTATGTAAATGACTATAAGGTTAATTCAAAGCAATATCTTAATGATGTATCAAAACAAATGTTTTTTGAGCTAATTGTAACAGGCAATTTGTTCTTGGAATGCGTATGGAGAAAAGACCGCAGCCAAGGTTTAGCAGGCTTTTATGTAATACCTACAAAGTATATGAGGGTTCACAAACCAGAAGAAATGGGAGCACCCGCAACCAAGTATCTTTATTGTCGTGATTGGGCAACCTATAGAAAAGGAACCCCGATTATTGAGTTTAGTGAATTTGACCCAATGAACTATACGGATAGACAAATCATACATATTCGTAGTTATGGACCTCAATCACAATATTATGGTGTTCCATCTTATCTCGCATGTATCAATGACATTAAGTTAAACCACGAAATAACTGTCTATAACCTTGCAAACATCATCAACGGCTGTTCTATGGGCATGTGGGTGCATTTTAATCAACCAGCACCTGACTCTGAATACGAACAGAACACAATTTTAAGGAAGATTGAGGATAGGTACATGGGTGCTGACAACGCAAATAGGGTAATCATATCTTATGGTGAAGAAGGACAAAAACCTGATATCACACAGATTCAAACCAATGTGGAAGATGGATATTTTTCAAGTATATTTGAATTGGTACAGCATCAAATCTTATGTGGTAATGGTATCGTTGACCCTTCAATTATTGGTTTACCATCAAGAACAGGCTTTAGTTCATCTGCGGAACAATTGGAGACATCATTCAAATTGTTTTTATCAACGAATATTTATCCAATGCAGAAATTCATGAATAGAGAGTTAAAACCTATTTTTGAATTGATATATCCAGGTCAAGAAATTGATTTAACCATAACCCAAAATAACATCATCTAATGGCAAAAAATGTTTTATTCATATCAGAAAGCAAATTAAAAGATAACACGCCTATCACGGACAATGTTGATTCTTCTGAATTAAGATTTGCAATCCAACAGGCACAAGCAATTCAAATCCAAGAAACACTTGGAACAAATCTTTATGAATACTTGTTAACAATTGTTGATAATGATACAGTTAATACAGACCCAGCACTTTATAGATATAAGGCTTTATTGGATAACTATATTCAACCAACCTTGATTGCTTGGAGTTATTACTTGGCTCTTGATAACTTTTGGGTAAAGTTTATCAACATTGGTTTGGTTCAGAACAGAAGTGAACAAGGTCAACCTGTTGACTTAAAGACATTACAATATCTTAAATCAAATGCAAAGAACCAAGCAGAGTTCCAAGACAATTTGATGAGAAGACACTTGGTATTCCGTTCAGGTTGGTATCCACAATATTTCAGTGGAAACTTAAATGATGGACAATTGCCACCTGAAACTGATTCAGCGTTTAAAGCACCAATGTCATTACCAGGAACAGGATATTACTATTCAAAGAATGCTTGGAATAGAAACTTTAATGCTATGGGTTATTTGTGTGGGGATTCACAATTCCCAACTTGGTACGGAGCATCAAACAATTCACCTGGCATACCAAGAGGTTAAATTTTATTAGATTTTAATAAATTGTCTTTTGCCCACAATGGTTGAAGATTAGTATAATGACATAATTTATATAAATCTTCTTTATTCTTTGCTGAAGATAAAGGTATAATATGGTCAATATGCCAACCATGTATTGAATGATTTTCCCAAGACATACCATCTACAAATTTTTCTTCAATATAAATTTTAAAATTAGAAAAATTACAACCAAGAATTTTTTCCATAAATTCATTTGTTTTTCCACTTATAAATTTACTTAATCTTGACCTTACAATCATTTGAAGTTTAAATTCAATATCAATCTTTCTTCTTTTTGCAATATATTTTTTTTTGGTTTCTATGATTGATTCTTTATTGTTTTTATAATGAATTTTGACTTCTTCAATTCTTTTATCTCTATTTTTTTGATATGTTTTTTTTCTTCTATTTTTTACTCTTTCAGGAAATAATTGAAGTTCTTCTTTTCTCTTCAATTTAATAGTTTCTGAATTTTGGATATAAAAATTATTAGTATAAACTTTTCTACAATTTTTACATATTGTAGTAAAGCCATCTTTTGATGAGGTCTTTTTGTGAAAATCGGAATATGGTTTTTCAGTATTACATTGATTACAAGTTTTCATAACAATACAAAGATACAACAAAATATTGATAACGCAAAAGACCCCCAACTAAAAGTCAGGGGAATTTAACATGGAACGATTTTATTATTTAGAGGAGTTCTTTAATTGATTTAACGCAATTTCCGTTAATCTCATTTCTTTTTTGATGTGAGCAGGTGTCCCATAACCAGATGCGTTATAGTTTGCTTCTTTAACTCTTAATGAGTTAAGTTTTTGGGTAAAGTATTCTATTCTTTTGTCCATAACCATAAATATTACATTCCAAATCCAATTTCATCCCAACCAACATTGGACATAAAATCCATTGTTTCTTCCATTTCTTGGTAGTAATCAGCCCACCATTGGTTGTATTGTTCGTGTGTCATCTTAATATCCCCTTTCAAAATGTTCGTTAAACCTATCGTGAAAATCCAATTCAGCCATTTCCCTTTCATACTCATAAGCCTCATCTTCATCACGGGAAGGTAATTGAACCTCTAATGCGTTGTGATAGTATTTGTTGTAGTCAGTAAAATCTTTCTGTTCCTCATAAGACACAGGTAGTGTCATTGCGTATAATTCTTTTGATTGTCCCATATTTCAAATATATTAAATTAGTTTGTTTCTGTCAAATCCACATCAATGTAACCTTGTTCGGCATCATCAATAACTGGTAGTAATTTTTCCATAATCTTTT